TAAAAAAGAATTAAATATTTCTAGAGAAATGCAACAAGGTATGGGAGAAACATACGAAACTGAAGCTCTACGTAAAAGAGTTACCTCTGCTTATGGTGGCAAGGTAGACCCTATGAATGTAGAATTAACTATTGAAGATGCTAAACCATTACCTACTACATCTAAAGGTAAAGGTCCTGGTATAAAAAATGCTGAAGCTATTATTCAAACAGGATTAGAATCTAAACAAATACCATATGATACTTTAAAATCTGGTGAATATTCTTTTTCTAAAAGTTCTTTAGGACAAGCATCAATAGAAAAAGCATTACGTGAAGGAGCTGGTATTGGTAGTCCTGAAAGAGCTGGTCTATTTACTGAAGCACAAGCACAAGCTGCTGCATCTGGTGAACCATATAAAGGTAGAACTAAACCTTATGATTTTCGTGACCCTACGTCTGGAACTTCAAAAGGTATATTAGGACAAGCTACTAGTGATGCAGGTAAAACATATGGTAAAGGTCCTAAGTTTACTGGTGTAGATGCACAAGGTAATATACAACAACCAAGACAAGCTGTAGATTTTGGAGATACATCTCATTTAGAAGTAGGTAAAGGTGACTTTTATTATAGAGAAACAGGACCTAAAAATTTACAACCTGACTTTGACCCATTAGAAGACTACGATGGACCTGCATATGATGCACAACATCAAGATAGAGATATACCAAGATTTGAAGATATACCAGGTAGAGATTATCCAGCAGATGACCCAACAGGTAGCAGAAGTAAAATGAAAGGTAAGTTTGCTGGTAAAAAAATATCAGGTAATACAGTTAATTCAGTTACTCCTGATGCACCTAAAGCTGTTACATCTGGTGAATCATTTAATATGAAAAAAGCTTTTGATGAAGGTGTGGCTCAAGGCATGACAGGAAGACAAGCTCAAAAAAATGCTGAACGTCTTGCTAGATTAGCTAAAATAAAAGGCAAAGGCAAAGGTAAGGGTAAGCTATTTACAACACTTGGTGCTGTAGGTTTAGCTGCTTTAATAGAAAAAGGAAATAAATAATGTCAAAAGAATATAAAGATATATTAGAAAAAACATTATGGACATTTGTTGAAGCATTTATATCTGCGTTAACAGTTGCTCCATTAGTTGGTGTAGATGCAGAGGCTTTACAGTTAGCTGCGTTATCAGGTGGTGCAGCAGCGTTAGTAGTTGTTAAAGAGTTTGCTAAAAAACAATTAGCTAAACCTGTTAAGAAAGTGAGTAAATAATGCCTAACGTAAAACGTATTGAAGGTGGTGGAAAAGGTAATATGGAACCTAAACAAGTTTATGAAAAAAACTTAAGTGCAATATCAGGTTATAATGTTATGTCAAGTTTAAACCAAGGTATTGGTTTTAAAGATATGGCAAAATTATTTGTAAGGGTTGCACCTAAGTCTGCTGGATTATATTCAGCTAATCTTAAAACTTGGGATGATAGAAATAAAAAAAATCAAGGTACTAAGTTAAATCCATAATGGCTCAATTTAATCCTAAACCTAAACCTCGTAAAAAAGGACTTGAAAATTCTTTAAAAGATATGAATCTTTATAAGAAAGCATATGCAAAGGCTTACAAGAAATATAAAGTAGGTCAAGGTTATGCTGGATTAGGACCACAAGAACTTAATCGTAGAAAATATCAAGCTAAAATGTTAACTAAAAAAGCTGGTGCTAAAGCTGATAAATTAGATTATCAAGCTAATTATTTAGAATCAACAGGTTATCCTGATATTTTTGGTGATAAGAAATACCTTAGAAAAAAAGCTGAAGGCTTACGTAAAATCGAACAACAGTTCGATAAACAATATAATAAACTAGGTAAATAACAACGTCCAAAGTTTAAATAGTACGTTCTCTTTTTAAAAAACCTTTAAGTAAATCTCTGTAGGCTACACTCTTTCCACTAGATTGCCTACCATCATATATATCATGGTGCCATTTACATAATATTGCTACATTATTAATATCAAACTTACGTGACTTGCTACCACCCATACCAATACCTTGTATATGTGCAAGCTCTAACCATTTGTTATCATTACAATATGCCCATTCACAGCGTCCTCCTGCCCTTTTAAGAGCTTCTTCTCTAAGTGGTGATAAACTTTCCATCATACTTTATACATTGTGTATTTCAATGTAATTTCCTCACCTTTCTTAATTGTTCTTAAAGGAAACAAATGATTAACACCTTGACTAGGTGATTTATCCATACGTATTAATTCACAATTAGGATTGTCACTGTGGTTAATAAAACCACCTAATGGTGTTCTGTATATAAACTCGTCACCATTTATAAATACATGAGTAATACCTAAAGATGTTTCAGTATCTTTAATTACTTTATTACAGAACAGACCTAAGCCATCTATAGGTGATTCTTTAATAGTCATATAACTAGGCAAAGGTCTGTATGTATTGTTATTCATTAGATGTTAAAGTATTTTCCTCTTGGCATATTCCAAGCTTTCATTATATCAGTCCATCTAACTCGTAAGTTTTCTGGTGAACCTTCATATATTGCATTAGATATTTTCATAAACATACCTGTTGTACATTTGTTATCTTCATAATATACTTTTGATTCATTGTAAAACATTAGTTTTTCTATGTAATCTAATGTACGTTGTGTTACTTCACCATGGTCAGTCTTACTAGCTGGACGCATAGCATGGTCTAACCTTGTAAAGTTTTCACCTGTAGCTACAGTAATACGTCTGGGACAAAGTTTAGATTTTCGTATAGTATCTATTGAATGCGACAAAGCTATGTCACAAGTTAATGTTTCTCTATCAATACTATAGCTAACCCATATAGGTGTATTTGTATCTGTTACTCCTAGTAAACGTTTACCTCCAAACTTATCTAAACTATCAGCTAACTTTATTTTTTTCTTTACCCACTTTCTAAACTTTAACGTAGAATCGTTAGGTGTAATATGGTATATAGCTTCTTTAGATGCAAATTTAGTTTGCATTACTCCTCCTCCATTTCATTTATCCAATCTTTTACATACATATTTTCTACAACGCTAACAGCGTCATCCCAATCTTTAGCATCAAATCTAACAAGTATTTTATAAGTTGGCATTATTCCTCCTAAATTATTCCTTTAATTTTCCATCTAATATAAGTTTTTATTTTTACTCCATAACAAAACTTATCTAAGAATGGTTGATAAATATAAAATATCCAAAAGCGTTTTATATTGTCTATTATTCCTCCTCTAATTGTCCTAAATGAAAGTTATAATCTACGACAAACTTATCCATTAAAAACCTAAGCTTTGCCATGTCTGGTGGTATGTTAAACACATCACTACCACATGCTTGGTCAAATTGCTTTGCCCATACTTTCATAAACTTAGGATTATTAAATATATTTATTTTGTTTATATCAATCTTCGTCAATATAATCCATCTCCATTTCTAATCTTTCTATGCAATTATTACAATATTTAACTAATGTAAAGTCTGTCATGTAAGCTATGCCACATAATTCGCATATAAGATTTAATGTTTTATTTATTTCTTTTCTAAATTCTCTATTGATGTCAGACCAGGTCATCTACATGACCCCAATTCTTTTCACATGACCAACAGAATGCTACGTCAGTTACGCTGCATACTGCTAGTTCTAAGCCACAACATTTCATTGTCAAATCCTTTCCAGCAGTGTTTACTACTGTTCCAATGATGCCAACCGTCATTGTAAACTAACCAAGAAGCCACTGCTGTAGATACTTCTTTATTAGTTCTACTACTAACTATACCAAGTTTAGGTTTTAACCAAGCCCATGTATCATCATTGAATTGCCAGAGTCCAACATCTGCAGTACCGTTTGTGTTTACCCCTACTGCTTTAGCTATTCCTGAGCTTTCGCAGTAAATTACATTTAGTGCCTGCAAGATGTCGTCCTCTTTAAAATACCTGGATACTAAGTCGCCATGATGAACAACATATTCTACTTTTACTTTAGTTTCATAGCATTCTTTATATACAGGTAAGTCGCTAGGTGTAAGTAGAATCGGAAACAAACACCCAACAATTACTTCTATCATTAGCTAATGGTAGCAGCTTTCTTTGTAGGTAACTTAGTACAGTAGTAGTGTACTAACCCACGTTTTTTACTAGGTAAAGTAGTAATTTCATAACCTTCCTGCCTAAGATTATGTATTATCCCACCAAACCTGTGGCAATGTAAGTCTGCCACAAACTCCCAATTGCTAATTGGTTCATCACCCATAAACTCAGTTAATACCCAAGCTATAAGTTGTGTTTTTGATTTAATATACGCAGGTACTTTAGTACCTCTAAAGTATTCTGGTATCATTTGATATCCCATTCTGCAGGAATATCTGAGTTATCAAGCCACCATGACTTACGCCATTTGCCTGTGTGTCCACCACATACTGCAGGGTCATTAGTACTGCATGTAAAGTCTGGACTTTTATCTGACTTTTTGCTGTTACGATTATCGTATACCATCTGTCCACAGTAAGGACATTTCAAGTCATCTCTGTATTTATTTTGTTGTTCCATATTGTTTACAATATCTCCAATCAATCCGCCTGGTTGTTGTAAACCTGACGTTTTATCTTCTGACTCTATACCTACAGCTGCTAACTTATCTTGTATAGACAAGCTATCAAACTCATCTTGAGTATATTCGACTGGCATATCAACAAGTCTTTCAATCATGTCAAAATACTTTGTCAATTGTTCATCTGACCAAGTTGTTTTATCTGTAGGAAACTTCATAGTACTAGCGTATTGATTAGCAGTACCTATGATTTTGTTTAGAGTTTCTTTATTTTGTACTGATGCAGTCATAGACTGTATAGTTTGCACTATAAATTCTAAGTCTTGCATTAGAAAGGTGGTTCGTCTGATGTTGTAGGTGTATCATCTACCTTTACGTCTTGTGCTATGATACTATCCATAATGTCATTCATGCGTTGAATATCTTCCTTAGTAGGTTTGTTTTCTTTCTTACGCATATCGACCTTAGTAACTTCTACCATAGCGTCTTTTTCGGCCATCTCTTGAGTGTAACCATCAGGTGCTACTGCTGTAGCTTCTTCTTCTGATTGTTTACTGCCTGACCATAGCTCTACACCAAGGCCAAATCTCATGCATGCACGTTTAAATGCATCTGACTCAGCGTCTTTGAGGTTTGTCCCATCGTTGAACTTAGCATTGCCTAGCTTGAAAGTATCGA